TGCTCGCCGTTCCACTTTTGTGGAAATCCTTGTCGCATTTTTGCGATTTGGTCTTCTGTATATCCGTGTACCACGTAACTGGCGGTTGGATCGGACATTGGCTTGAGAGTAACATTAATACCTCTGGCGGCAAATCGTTCAAGACGTTGATAAAGTTCGTCAAACTGTTCCGGAACCATAACTTGATTAATTGTAACGAATGTTTCATTGTCTATTAATTGGAGACATTTATCTCCAAACTCCTGTTCATTTGCAAATTCTGCATGGTAACTTGCTGTTATACTTCTGCGGTGCAAAGTTTTAGTACTTTCTAACCATTTGTTCCACCATTTGCTTCCCGGGCTAAGATTGGTCGTCATGTGGATACTTTGGTAGTCGGGTGCTGTATCACTACAGTAATGATCTATGATCTCCCCAAAGTACTTATACGCTGTAGGTTCGCCTCCACTAAAACTAAAATGAAAGTCTGTAAAGCCGTTTGCACGAGCTTGTGCTTTGATACTATCTAAGGCCTTTAAGTAAATTTCTAAATCTTGGTGATCCGGGGTACTAGATCTAGCGTATGGCCAGCAATAACTGCATGAATAATTACAAAATCTAGCCAATATCCATGAGACTGTAAAAAGATGGCTCTTAAGCATGGTTTGCTGTCCAAAATTAGTTATATCAGTCCATGGTATTTTGTCGTAACTATTCTGCATCAAACTGTTCCCTTAGCCAATCAAAATCATTTATAAGATCAATATTGCTCCTATTAGAAATCCCAAACTTCCTGCCAGCATTAGCACCATTAAGAGCGTAGCTGCCATAGCGTTCCTCAGATCCCTTTGTACACCATGTTTCAAGTCTACTTTCGGTTTCTTCATTGTTTTGTCTCGTAATTGTCTTACTGCTTAGTTTAGCACATTCTCTAAATGCACCTTTCCATGTTTCAAATGGACTTGTGTTAAATGCCGTAGTATTTGCAACTTCATCTACAGCAATAAAATGTTCACTTATGCTTGTAGTCATATCTGGTTTTGTTGTATCCATTTTAACAGTTAGTTGTCTTGGAAATAATTTTACGCCGCCGTATCCATATTTAAGACCATTAATAGGATTTTTTGCTCTCCATACGTGTACATGATCCAACTGATGTTCCGGTACTTTGTAATCAAAGTTAAAATCGTCTAGTATAAGTGCATCTGCATCTACAATCCAAAACATCTTAGTAAAGCATTTCTTTGCTGCCTTTATGTGTGCTTGGTGTATTCCTTTAACTCCGTGTACACGTTTAGCCATAGGAAATCGTGCTTTTAGTGCAGCATAGTTTTCATCTGCATTAGGCTCTTGATAACTTATGAATACAATGTCGTACATAATTATCCATATCTTGTGTTACCGTAGTGTATTACTTTAGATGTATCGGAACTAAAGTTCCTCCACGGATCTACTACGATACTATTAGATGGAATTTTGCAATACAATTTATCAGTACTGTCGCCTTCTTCTTGCATATACTTGTAAGTTGTACTTGCACTGTGTGCAAGTAATATAATGCTGGGCATACCTAACTCTACATCATCGTCTGTAAGAGGGTCAATATACGTAACACGATGTCCTTGTTGTTCAACATAATGTCCTACTAGTAAACTATAGCTACCGTCACAATATTCTACACCAGGCTTGTATGCTTTACCATGAATAAAGATTGGCATATTTGTTTCTTCTGCATATTTTACAAGTTCTAATGCAACATTTTTTGCTTGTATTTCCCTTGCATTCATTATTGCATCAAAAATATCGTAACCTAAGTTAAGTTCTTGTGCCATATAACGTAGTGCAATGTTATCTCTTGGATGACAGCCTCCTCCGTCGCCCATACCAGCTGTCATATACTGTGGACCCATAATACGCATAGTACTATCTGCAAGAGCTTTAGTTACAACGTCTACATTAATGTTACCTTGCCTTTGTGCAACATCTTGTATCATGTTAACAAGACCAATTTTTGTACTAATAAATGTGTTATAGAACACTTTAATACATTCGCATTCGTCCCATGTCCCAATAACATATCGAGGATTGTTTTCCATTATAGTTTTATAAAAGTCTACAAGCTCTTTTGCATCACCTGTTTCGGTACCATCTTCTGTACCAATCATTACCATTTCCGGATTTACCATATCCCATGCCACTGAGCCCATTGCAATAAGATAAGGATTATATATAAAGCGGCTATTGTTTGTAAGTTCAACTAACTGACTCCTAACTGTACCAGGCAATACTGTACTAATAAGTACAAGTAACTGGTCTTTATTCATATGTTCATTAGCTTGTGTTAGAACTTTCTTTACAATATCGTAAGAAAAATCTTTTGGACTAAGGTGGGCTGTAGGAGATCTGCCGTCATATGCAGGATCGTGTGGTGTAGGAACTGCTACAAATACAATGTCTTTATTTGCTACAACATCTTTTACTGTATCAACAACTGTAATATCGTCACTTGTAACTTTTGCAACATCATACCCTTCAACTTCGTGACCTTTTTGTGCAATTGCTTCCGCACAAGGCAAGCCAAGTTTGCCGATGCCTATAAAACCAACCTTCATTTAAAACTCCTATAATATACGTAGTTTATTATTTATTTAATAATCTTCAAGCGAATAAATTTTTGCAATTCTGCCGCCAATTTCCTGCCAATAATTTTTTCTTGGCATATGTTGTATACATTCACCAATACGCTCTTGCATTATGTTATAATAATCTACAGTCTCTTGTTTTAGCTCACGTCCAAAAAGATTAGCACAAACTTTTGATGCATGACTAAGGTGCCCTAGAACATCAGGATGGAAGTCAATTCCGCTAGTACGACCGTCAAAACTAGTATTTCCGCTATTGTCAAATAATTTCTTTTCGGGTAGTGCATTCCTTAACCACGAATAATTTTTTATTAATTTGTCAGTATGTAACTGATTTATACCTGCATACTCAACAAAATTTTCGTAATCAATCATATGACTTTGGTATGCTATTTTTATTGTATTGTTTCCGGAAATAATTGCCGTTGCATTTTTTACTATATCGTTATATGGAGAATAGTATTTTTTTAAAAAACGTTTATCATAGTAAGGATTATTATTAAATATATTTCCTCCTGACGTCCAATAGCCTTGTTGATCAACTCTATCTTCTCGATGCCACGATGACCAATTAACTATAACTAGATCGTCGTCGTTAATACTTTGTTTAATTTTTGCTTCAACCATTTTATGGTGTATGTATATGTTACCAACGCCGGAGTATCCCCAATTTTGAGAAGGCAATCCGGTATCTCTAGCAATTATGTTTGCCCAAGTTGGCCAATAGTAATCTGTATAACTACAACCAAAAGCAAAAAATCTATTGTATTTTTTCATTGAAGAAACTCTGAATAATCAATCTTTTCCATAACAGTCATATGGTTAAAATTATGTTCTAGTACTTCTTGCATATCTTTATACATGTCTAGCCATTCAATATCTGATTTATTTGTAAGTTCTTGTGTTAGTTTACAAATAGCGTCCATCCTAGCTGTAGGAGAAACAATAGCATCATAACTTTCGTCCCACCATTTATCAAAAGTTTTGAATCCTAGTTGTTTAAGCTGTGCAAGCGAGTTTGGATGACTTACAACAACAAAGGGATGATGACATAACATTGGCTTAAATATTTTTTCTGACATAAAGAGACAGGTTTTACGCTCTTCATTAAACGCAGTTTCCGAAGTTAAACTAAACCAAGTTCTAAGATATGTATCTTTAAACATTGTCCAAACATGATTTTTATTAAAATCTTCTTGATCTAATACTCGAGGCAACGTTGAAAGAAAATCATTGGCATTCTCTTTTGTAAAGCTGGGATGAGCCTCCCATCCTCCGGGTATTGCATGCCTATGAGTAATCGGTAAAGTAGACTGTCTAGGGTGCCCTCCTAAAAATTTTGAATGACTGAAGTCACAAATTTTAGGATCTAATAAGTTATAATAATTAAGCATAACACCAAGTGTCATCCTGTGCTGACGTGTAACTCTGTTCAAACAACTAAAACTTTTCATATCTTCTAATTGTTGCTTGTATTGAATTTGTTCTTCAAAGGAAATAGCGTCAGCTTCGTTTTGATATGTTAATAGTCCGCAAAAAGAAATAGACGGAACAATATTAATCTTATCTTTTTTATTACCGTAATATTTGTCGTGAACTTCTTTTTCTTTTAAATTTGATGTTGTAATAATAATTTGACTTGGCGGGATTTTATGTTTTTCTAATGATGTATAAAGTACATCATAATAATCTCTACGAACACCAACACTTTTTAGTACTTTAGTTTCTAATAACGGAAATCCTTCCCAACCTTGGTCAATATGTATAATACATCTACGCTTTGCTGCTGATCTTATTACTATGGGTCTATGTAGCGCCAATAAGTCAAACAAATTACGTCTAGAAGAATCGTAGCCGCCGAGCCAATTAGCAGGAGGACCTGATGTACCAATTTCGTATATATAACGCATTTTTTTAGCGTCTTTAACAGTTATTTCTCGGACTTCTCCTAAAGATCTACAATGATCTTTTAAGAAGTGGTTACACAAAACGTAACGTCCATGAAAAAATGGATCCATTAAATTACGTTCTGGCACTCGTTTACCTTTTTTGTTCTTAACAATTTTATCGTGTGCAAAATAATACACTATATTTGTTTTACCATCTACTTCTTCAATATAGTGTAGTTTGTTTCTAGTCGTCATAATGCGTGATACTCCCTTCATGCATTTCTATTAGTGGTATTGTATCATCCAATCCAATTGTATTTAACCAGTCAGTAAGTATCTTTGGAAATACACCTATGTCCTTGCCTCTGCGCTTATCGTACTGTGCATAAAAACTTTTAAAATCGTGCTGTAATTTATCTTTGTCTTCAGTTGTGCGCCTATGTGGTTTATCTACAACTTCAATATAATCTATTAACCGCTGTATTTGTGCCTTTTCGCCTGAATTAAATAAAGGATTATTCTTATTTTTTTCAAACCAATTTTCTAATTGTTCTCTGCAATGATCCTTAATATGATCGGGCAATGCTAACGGGCTCATAAAACTCGGCCAACGTAAAATATTTAAATCGACAGCAGGTTTATGAGGTGCATATTTTGCTTTTAATTCTGCCATGTCATCTAAGAATTCTGTAATACTAAACAAACTTAAACTTGTAATAGTCATCATAATTGTTGCACATCTTAAACGTCCATTACTAATAACATATTCTAGGTTATCTTTCCAAGTATTATATTCTAGTCCGTCTCTTATATAATCTGCTTGCAATCCAGTAGCTTCGCAACTAGTAAACAAGTCAAACTCTTTATAATTATCAAGTTTAGTAAAATCAACTAAGTCTTGTATTAAATCATCTTTCACCATAAGATTTGAATTAATTGCAATTCTTAAATTAGGAGCATGATTTTGTTTTACAACTTTTGCAAAGTTCCAAAACTGATGACTTACTAATGCTTCGCCGCCAGTTATCCTAAGTTCTTCTAGTTCACTGCTTAATTGCGGCCACCATTTAAAAAATGCTTCTACATAAGGATTGCCTTCGTTAAATTTTCCGTACGGTTCGGTCCATTCACCGTCATGATGATAGGCGCCTGCGCCATCTGATTTCATTTGTTGATATGGACCATTCTTTTTAATATCTTGTGCCCATGTAGTGCTATAACTTGAATTACAATAACTACATGCTAAGTTACACGTTCTATCAAAACTAATTTCTAATGTTTTTGGAATAACATCTTCATATGGATCATTTTCTGCGATTGCAATAATATCTTTTTCTTTGTATATTTGACTCTTATATACTCTATCAGAAATATTATCTCTACCAATATCTTCAATTTTCCAGCAGTACTCACATTCAGGTGGTCGTTCACCTTTAATCATACGCTCACGTTGTTTCTTTTTGTGTGCTGTATTATGCAACGCACTAGGATTAGTTTTAATTTCTTCCTTGTCAATAGGATGAGGAATAGGCAAGTGACAACTATGTGTCATACCATGGCCTAGATGGATAGTTGCATTAAGCCATTTAGCAGCACAGAAGCTAGGACTAACTGAATCTAATACTTTCTTACGCCAGTCAAATAATTCTTTACTCATAGTGTTTTGCACTCCCAATAAAAATCTTCCATTTCAGGAAATACTTCTAAAAAATTCTTTCCTCTACGCTTGTCGTGCTCGTCAAAGAATGCAACGAAGTTTTTTCTTCCTTCGATAAGTTCTTTTTCCTTAATATGCTTAGGACTCTGCTGCATTACCCAATATATCCTTTGTAATCTATTAATTTCATAGTCGTACATACCGATGCCGCAAAGTGGCGGCCAATGACTATGTTCTTTATTTTGGAACATCCAAGTGACTTGGTCTTCAAGCATTTTTAAATAGTTGTCATCTTGAACTATTAGTATTGATTGATGCGGTGGCCAACGTAGATAACTAACATCTAAACTCACTGCATGGCTTTTTGCAGGATCAGTGTGATGTTTTTTACGCAAGTCTAACAAGTCTTTCATTAGGTCTTGATAACTAGACAAACTTAATGAGTTGTATGTTGCCATATTTGTAATTTTGCAATCTGGTATTTCTGTTAACACTTTATCGCAATTGTCAATCCACTGGTTATAATCCATACCATGTCTAATATACTCAGCACGTTTGCCGTGAGCTTCTGCACTAGTATAAATTTTAAAATCTTTGATTAAACCTTCGCCTTGAATGCGTTTGGCCTTTTCTATCATCTTGTCAACTAAACCGTCTGGTACACAAAGATTGCTGTTTATGTTTAATTCTAAGTTAGGATTAGGATTCTCAATAATATAATCTAAAACTTTAAAAGTATCTTTTGCCATTAATGGCTCACCGCCAGTAATTCTAAATGTATGCAAATCAGGATACAGTTTTGGCCACCATTTCCAAAACGCTTCTACATAAGGATTATGTTCTCTATGCGGAATAGGCATTTTGCCATTTTGTTTAATCCAATCTAAATTATTAAAATTATATGTAGTGCCAGTATACCCGCCATGCTTTTGTATTTCTTGCATCCAAGTACTACTAATTTCAGGTGAACAGTATGTACACGCAAAGTTACAAGCATTTGAAAAACTAACTTCTACATAGCTAGGATTTGTATTTTCATCCGGAGAGCTCTTTGCAATAATATCTTTTTCAGGCCAAGCCCATTCTTCTGCACTTTTAGTTATTCTGTCACTAAATGTAGAACCATCCGACGAGTCTTCAGCTGTCCAGCAATAGTCACATTCTTCTGGACGTTCACCTTTAAGCATTTTAGCACGTTGCTCTTTCTTAAACTTAGTGTTATGTAACGCACTAGGATCTACTTCAATTTCTTCTAAAGGTATTTTATGTGTTGCTGGGTGATGGCAACTGTGCGTATGACCTGTTTGCAAGTGAAGTGTAACTTGCTTCCATTTAGCAAGGCACATAGAACAACTGATGTTATTGAGCTCTTCTCTTACACTCTTATATCCTGTTAAAACGTCACCCATTATACGTCCTTTAGTTCTTCGATAAATCTTTGATTATCGGTTCTTGAAGGATTTTGATAAACTGATTTAAAAAATTTACTTTGCTGTGCATCTAATGGCTGGGCTGCAATAGGTATATCTAATTTAGCTAGAATTTTATCGCCTAAATCTTCAATAGAATCTTGCAATCCTTCCATTGATACCCTTGGTTCAACTTCTTTCCAAAGACTGTTTAGGTATTTAAAATCTCTAACTTGTACATAATCCCAATCTGTACACATTGTTTTATACAGACCTTCTCGTGCGCCATAGATTGCCCAAAGGCCATTGTCAACATCTGCACCTACCATAGTCCAAATGTATAACCAATGTAAACATCTCCAATGATTATCTTTAAACTCTTGGGGTGTAATTCTTACGCCTCGGTCAGTAGCAAGTTTTACACCTTCTCTAAAACCTGCTCTCCATGCTTGTCCTGGTGTTTCATTATTAAATACGTCTGAATAAACACTATTCATTTGAATATACTGCGCATCCCAGCAAAAATCTACTTGTGCATGTGCATTAGTAGGATCTGCGTTTTCGTGTGTGCGCATGTTTAATACATATTCAGTAGGCCAGCATTTAATGCCGCCGTTGCCGTACATCAATCCATTTATTTCATTTTGGCCGCACCAACTAATAACAGCATTTTGTAAATCAACATGTTCAGTAAAATCAATTTCTTGATTTAGAAATTCTGCACGTATTCTGTTATCACCATCGACTGTAATAAATCTATCTGTTTCACTTAATTTTGCACAAGCCTTGTGTGCAGCATCACTACCTTCTACTCCGTGAACACGTTTAGCCCATGGAACTTTTTGACATAAATCTGCATAGTTTTTTTCTGCGTTTGGCTCGTCATAAGACAAATAAATTATGTCATAATCAATGGGCTTAAATTTACTCATTTATTGTACTACCTCATGTGCATAGTGTTCAAAATATTTTGCTGTGTATATACTTACATTAACTCCATCTTGCTCAACGTCATATATGAAAGGGATAGTAGTTGGCTTTTCCCAAAGTAACTCTTCGGCATTTAACTCTAGCGTTCTATAAAGAATATTAGGATCATATTTTTCTGTTACACTAAAATACAACTTGTCTTTAACACTATAACCGCTAGTATTTAAAAATGCTTTAGTATACGGATTAAGTACAATTGTCCAGCACTTATCAACAAAATTCTGTTGTATAATAACATCATAGTCCTTAGTAGTATTATAATTATAAATCTGAGTGCCTACTAGTACTAATTGTCCGTTTTTTAAAGTATCTTTATCTACTACAGTATGTTCAGTCTCATAAAACAAAGTTTTGTTATTTAATGAATCAAATTTTAAAAGTTCTTCTGAATCCCAAACAATTAAATGTCTATCAGATTCTTTCCAAAAAACTGTGTTCTGTTGTTTTTCAAACTGCTCAGAGGCATATTTAATACTAAAAATTTTATTATTACTTAATACAATCATACCCAAGTTTAGGTCGTTAGTGTCGATAACTGTTAGGTGCTTGTTTTCATCAGCGTATAAAATAACATCTTGTACGATAATTTCACAATTTGCTTTTCTAAATTTAGTTTCTGCTTTTTGGTCTTTTTTAATTCTGTAAACTGTTCCTCGATGCCAAACATGTTGACCTTCTGTATGTGATAATTCGTCATACCAAACATCAACATGCACACCTTCATATTCAGGTTGCATTATTAAACGATTTGAAACGTGTGTAACTGTTGACGTGTCTGTTAATAGCACATCCTTTATAAAAAGTTCTGCATTGCCAAATACTTGACCTTTATCGTTGTCTGCTAAAAGTTTGTAAACATTATCTTCATAGAATACTATTTGATCTTTTACATATTCGCCATCAACTGCCCATATATAAACATCAACACCGTCGTATGCTGGTTCAAGTGTGCTATGGCCGTCATTATAATTTTTAATTAACGGTAACTCATAACATAAAGTAGCTGCAATTTTATTTTCGTCTTCATATGTTTTACGTTTTAACATCCTGTCTTTAATTGAAACATCGTATGTTACGACCCATTCGTCAAGTCTATACTCGCCTTTAAGTAAAGGTTTTGCTTCATCCTGCGTAACTACTAGCAATTCAAAATCTTCTGTATCATATTTTCTATTACTAATTTTCTTAACAGCACCAGTTTGTTTTTCATAATAAACATATGCTTCACTTGAAACAGCTTCTACTTTTAGTTTTCTTATTAAACTTGCTAACTCAGACATTTAACAAACTCCTATATCTTTCAACAACTGGAGTTTTTTCTAAAAAGCTATTTTCTGTATAATGCAATATACCAGTTTGTATAAAATTACCTATTTTTATATTGCAATCTTTTGAAATATAAAATCCAACTTTGTCTAACCAAGACGATTCTACTTCTTTCCAATCTTGGCAATGTGCTTTCATATGCACAAATGTAGGCAATGACGATATTCTATTAGTAATTTCATCTTCACAATCTAAAATTTTTGCAACAATTGACGCACATACATCTATACTAACTTGTTGTGGTCTAGACTGTGGCATTAATTGTTGCTCGTAAAACGTTTCCCAGTTGTTAACCACTAACTCTAACCATGCATAAAAGTCTTGTGCAAACTCACATTTTTTGAAATAATGAAATCCGCTAAACAAATTAGGAAGATTGCTGTCAATAAATGTACGTCGATAAAACTGTGTATCTGCAGGAGTTCCCCTGTAATTTAAAACTTTATTAGTAAAGAATATATCGTAATTTGATAAAAAGTCCCACCAAACATCAATATTCTGTAGTACTAACATATCTGTGTCCATTACGATAGTTTCATTGTAAGGACTAGCATGATATAACTTCCAGCGATTTTCTACTTTCCATTCACTAGTTTCTGCATGATCGCCATATGGGATTGGAATAATTTGATCAAATAAGTTTTTATTTGGTACTTCGTCATTTGTAACTATGCTAATTTTTGTATCAGGATTATGTGTACATAAACTCATTGCTAACAAACAGGCTTGATCTACATAATTATCAGTTTCATTATTTTGAGCTAATACTACTATTCCTTTATCCATTTTCTAACTCCTCGTCGATCATCCGTGTTAAGCTAAACTTGTTCATAACGTGTATGGTTAAGCCTTTTGTTCTTATAGAAGTGTATTCGCCTGTATAATTTTCTTTTTCAATAAGAAACATCATTTCGTCATTTTTCATTTGCCAAAGAATGTCCTTGTCGGCGGTGTAAAACATTGTTCCGGGCAATTCCTCAGCAAAACTACCCTGTGCAAATCCATTCATTATATGAATAGCAATACTAAATGCAAAGTCATTTCTAAAAAGATGAGACTTTATTTGATATGTTCTTCTATAATGATGCCACTCGTCTTCAATGTGCTTAACTAAATCAAAAAACTTTTTATTAGTTTCTGTTTTTTTAAAAAACACAACAGTTGCCCAATAAAAATCAACACTAACATCGTCAATTTTTTGAAATTCGTCTTCATTTCTAGCTTGAGAAATATCACTTGATTTTTTATATATCATAAAGTCTGCATCAGATTCAAACACAGATGCTAGTAAATTATTAGATATAATGTAATCAGTATCTAATAGTAGTGTTTCATCATACGGAGATAATTCATATGCACTTGCTCGATTAGCATTCTTAAAGCCCGCAGATTTCTTTGACAATGCACCATCATAGAAATAACGCATATTTCCTTCTTCAGTATAATCTAGTTTAATTACTTTATCAAAATCGTCAGTGCCGTATGTTTGCTCTAAGTATACGGGGCTGTCTGTTGCAAGAGACACAGGAACTTTTAGATATTTTTTGATACGTCTTGCTAAAAAAACTGCTTGTTTTACATAATCTAATTGTCCGTTATTTTTAGCAAAAAGAAATACACCTTTACTACTCATAATCGACTAACTTCTCTACGCTTCTATTCTTTTTTAGGCTCATATAATCTGCGTGATAAGCATTTGCCGCTTCAAAATATTGTGTAAGAATTTTTTCATAAAATTCATCGACATTTTGAATAAGTGCAGGATTACTATTATCGTCAATTAATACAATTTCGTCTTGATCTGCTTCAGCCATAGCTTTACAAAAGTTAATTAATTCTTTAGTAATTGTAAATTGTGACCCGGAATAAAAATACAATAGTCCTTCTTCAAATCTTTCTCGAAGAACACGTTTTTGATTGTTTAGTGTCATCATATAATTTGAAAAATCTAATGCTTTTTCAAGGCGCTCATCCATAGTAATACTCCTATATTATTATACTACTAGTATATAACAAATTTTTGGAGTTGTCAAGCTATTATTGGATTATAACGGAGAAATGAGTGCGCCCGCAGGTAGTGTTTCTTGATATGTAACTGTAGAATATATAGTGCCATTAATATTTACTTGGCCAGTTGGTACAGATAGTAATATGTCACTTTCAAAATCACCAAAAACAGTTTCATCAATTCCATAAGATGTGTCATTTGGCTGGCCGTCTACAAATGATACTTTAAATTGTATTACTCGTTGGCTTACTTGTCTAGCCCTTATTTCGTAATCGTTTCTAGCATATAGTGCGCCGCCACTTTTAGAATAGCATAGTCTATATGCGCTAGTTAATCCATAATTACCTACAGGATACCCTGTTCCTACACTAGAATTACTATACGTTGATTCGGCAGCAAAAGATATTTGACCCATATTGGATAAAATTGTGCGCCAATCAACTGTTTTGGATTGACTTCCGGTGTAATCAACACTTCCTTGAAATCTTATTTGTCCGCCGGAATTAAAAAAGTGCCGGCGTGCTGCATTTGTTGGAAATTCAACAGTAAAAATGTGACTGATCTGTCCATTCCACGGACCATTAGAAGCTAATCTTGTACTTGTCATTGTATTGCCGCCGGGGTCTTCAAGTCTTACAACTGCTAGTTGGGAAGAATCGACTAAAAATTTATCGGTTTCGAGATTTGTTGCTAAATTTTCTAATCCAGTAATATACGCTTCTTCAATTTTGTCAGCGGTTGTAGGGTTAGCGTCGATATCTCCTACAACAAAATCGTCAATACTAACAGATGATCCTATTTGGTGATATCTAGCACGTACAATATCAACATATAAGTCTTCGTAGTCTTGTGCTGAAATTTTGTCAGCGTCAACTGGGCTAGTAACTGCCTGTGTGCCAATTACTGAGTTTGTTGTAGTGCCTTGTCCGTAACCAAATTGAGGAGAAGATGTCGTAGAAGCCCCAAGAACGGTGTTTACCCGCGCTCTTAAATTATTATATCTACTGGCTTGTACAACTGTTGGCATGCATTATCTCTCATTTTAAGTATTTAGTTAGAAGTTTCAACAGAGATAATTGTTATGATAGTGTAACACTATTAAAATATGTAGGTGCAATTGCTGCAACATCACCGGTAGCTCTATAATGCTGTATAGTGCTACGTAAAATTCCGTCTACATTGTTATCTATTACATTATCCACTGCTAGATCATTAAATTCAATTCTAAAAATAATTCTAGTTTCAAAATCAGATCTTACTTTAACAGTGTATGTATTAGCTGCATAAATTCCTGAACCAACACCTGAACCAACTTTGTTATAAACGTTTTGGTAATTGCTAGTTAAGTTATAATTACCTATAGACGTTCCGCCACCAGCTGTTGATATTGTAGTATTTGCACTAAATCTAATAGTACCTGTACTTGAACACAATTGTGCCCAGTCTAGACCTTTAGGTGTACCCGAACTACTGTTAGACGAAGTAATTCTTATTTCGCCGCCAGTATTAAAAAAATGTCTTCGCTCATCTGCACTAGAAAAAGTAGCGATAAATTCATGATAAATTAAGCCGTTCCATGTTGAAGATCTAACTGTACTAATAGCAGGTTCTAAAGTTGCTTGACTAGAATCAACTATTGCTTTATCAGCTTCAATAGTCGACATTAAAGATTCAAAATCCGATAATCCTTTTTTAGCTCCTTCAGGATCTGCTGAAGTTACACCACTATCATCTACAAAGAAACTTTCATCCTCGGCAATCACGTTTAGATTTTGTACAACTTGTGCTACTGATAAGTCACCCGGGCCTACTTGGTGTACTCTAGCTTTTAGTACGTCAGCATAAATTAAATTTAAATCTTCTGCTGTAATTACATCAG